CCGACGGGGTGCGGGTATGAAACTCACCTGCCCAGCCTGTGGCGCGCTGTTTTCTCTCGATGCCTTGCTGGGCAACGAAGGCGCGCGCGAGGCGGTGATGGCGGCGATGCAACTGCCATCGCCGTTAGGCTGGCACATGATCCGGTATCTGGCCTTGTTCCGTCCGGCCAAGCGCAACCTGACGCTGGATCGGCTGGCCAACCTGATCAACGAGCTGCTGCCGATGATCACCGCTGCCCGTATCGAGCGCAACAGCCATATCTGCTCAGCTCCGCAGGATTACTGGCGCATGGCGATGGACGAGATGATCGCCAAGCGCGACAACCTGACGCTGCCCTTGAAGAGCCACGGCTATCTGCTGGCGATCATCGAGGGCTACAGCATCAAGGCAGACCAGCGAAAAGAGCAACAGCACGAAGACCGGCTGGCGGGCAGAAGCAAATCCCCCCCACCCCCCCTTTTACAAAGGGGGGCGAGCGTAGCGGAGGGGGATTTAAAACCCCGCAGCACCATGCCTCAATCCGTAAAAGACATTTTAAACAGTTCAAAAACAGGAGATAAAAATGGCCACACCTACTAAAACCCGTATCAAAACCAAAGCGCAACTGGATGTCCCTCAGTCCCGCGACGAGGCCGCGCAATACATCCGCCAGTTCGGCGACCTGCAACGCAAGCTGTTGCGCGAACAGGCCGAGATGAATGATGCCATTGCCCACATCACCGAGACCTACCAGCCCCGGCTAGAGGTGCTCAAGGGCGACCTCGGTGCCCGTCAGCAAGGCTTGCAAGCCTGGTGCGAAGCCAACCGCTTCGATCTTACCAACGGCGGCAAGGTCAAGACCGCGAATCTGGTCACCGGCGAGGTGCAGTGGCGGCAACGGCCACCGAGCGTGCGCGTCAGTAAGCCAGCTCTGGTAATTGAAACGCTGAAAAAGTTGGGGCTAGACCGATTCATCCGCGAAAAACCGGAGGTCAATAAGGAGGCCATGCAAGCTGATCCAGAAGCCGTAACAGGCATTGCAGGAATCACCTTTATTAAGGGCGTGGAAGATTTTGTGATAACGCCTTTTGAGCAAGACGCAGTTTGATATGGAGTGCGCAGTCTTGACTGCGCCAGCGCAGCCAAAGCGTTGAAAGATGCGGCTAGTGTAACTAGCATTTACCCGAGGGCGTTAAACGAAACTTAATGCCCTCCAGCAAGTGTTAAACGAAAGGAGTATGAAATGAGCAACCAATACCCAGCCAAATTCAAACAAGCCGATCTTGCCCGCCGCGAGATTCAGTTGATCCATATCGCCCGGCAGCAGACAGGCATGGATGAGGATACCTATCGCGCGATGCTGCATGATCGTTTCGGTATGAGTAGCAGCAAGGAGTTGGGCTGGCAGCAGCGTAAACAGCTGCTCGACCACTTCAAAACACTGGGCTTCAAGGTGCGTTTCAAATCCCCCCCACCCCCCTTTGCCAAAGGGGGGCAGCGTAGCGGGGGGATTTCCCGTACGCTGGCCGCAGATCCAGAGTCGCGTAAAATTCGCTCACTATGGATTTTGTTGCACGAGCTGGGCGCAGTACGCAATCCCTCCGAAGAAGCGCTGGCCGTGTATGTAAAACGGCTGACCCGTGTGGATGCCTTGCAGTGGGTAGACAGCGCGCAGGCCAGGACACTGATCGAGACGCTGAAAAAATGGGCGATGCGCTTTCTGCCTGCCAAGGTGGAAGCGCTGGCCAGACAATGCAGCGACGCGAGCAAGGCTGGCGAATTGCACCTGCCGGAAGATCGGGGGAATGAGCTGTCTGGCGTGATCGGCGCTGCGCAGCGATACGGCACGTTTGACCCAATGCAGGACGCGTATCAGGTGCTGACGCGCGCGCTGGCGGAGGTAAAAAATGGCTGAGTCTCAGATCACCCTCGAAAATGTTGAGCTGGATGACTTACCGTTGTTGATGCTCAAGCTGATTCGGCTGATTGGTTTTAGTGCCGCCATTAAGCTGGTGGCGCTGCGCCCCGGCATTCCGACTTTTATTCCTACGGTGATGCAGCCTGACCACTGGCTAGTACAAGAGCTGGGCGTATTCGCCGCCAGTGCCTTGGTAAAAAACTGGCCTGGCGCGACGATTGTGCCGCCCAACTGCAAGATGGCCTTAATCAAGCTACGCCATCGCCAGGTGCTGCGTAGCCGCGCGCTGGGATTTTCGCAAACCGAGTGCGCCTTGTTGTACGGATTGACTCCTCGACAGATTCGCAACATCGAATCGAATCTGCCTGAAGATGATTTGAACGGAAGCCTGTTCTAGGGCTTTTGCGGCAAAAGTCAAGCAAGGATATAACTTGCCCTGCTAAAACCCAGCCAGCGCGTTTATAAATCGGTTTTTGCGGTATTAACAAGAGGGTTCACAAACGCAGATTGTGTGGTAACTTAATAAAACAGCAAACCTATTGCATCCTCCCATCTGCCGCAAGGGCAGTCCCACGCAACAACGCAGCAAAAATTGCTGCTGTTGCTGAGTGAAGCGGAAACGCTTCCGGCTTAACTGCCTGTGTTCAGGTTGCCACAATGGCAACCATGCAAACATCTAAACCCATCCAGATTTTCAAGCCCGGCAGGCACACCGCGATGAGTGGTGCTGCGCTGTCATTTTCTGAAACCGACTTATCGGCAACGGCTGCGGCCTACGATCCTGCCAAGCACGAAGCGCCGCTGGTCTGCGGTCATCCCGAGCATGACGCTCCGGCGTATGGCTGGGTCGGCGCGTTGAGTTTTGCCGATGGCGCGCTGGAAGCGAACCCCACCCAGGTGGATGCCGCCTTTGCCGAGATGGTCGGCAAGGGTTCGTTCAAGAAAATATCTGCCTCGTTCTATGCCCCCGATTCCCCCAGCAACCCGGTCCCCGGCGTGTATTACCTGCGCCATGTCGGCTTCCTGGGTGCGATGCCGCCCGGCGTGAAAGGCTTGCGCAACCCTGCTTTTGCGGATGGCGAGCAAGGCATCGTTGAGTTCGGTGAATACGACGAGGTGGTCAACGCAGGCATTTTGCGCAGTTTACGCGACTGGATTATCGGTAAGTTTGGTCTGGCGGATGCCGATCAGGCAATCCCCGCTTATGACGTTGCCACGCTGGAAAATATCGCGCGCCAGCCAGAACCTGAAAAAAACGACCCCGTAACCGTAACCCCTTCATTTATCGAGAAAGGAAGCACCGTGACCCCTGAAGAAAAAGCAGCACTGGAGGCGGAGAACGCCCAGATGAAACAGCAGCTGGCTGATGTCGCTGCCCGCGACAAGGCTACGGCAGCGGCGACGCGCCATGCCGGACACGCCAGCTTCGCGGAAGGGCTGGTCACGGCAGGTACGCTGCTGCCCGCACACAAGGCGGTCGTCGTCGCCTCGCTGGATCAGCTGGCCGGTAGTGAGCAAGTAATCGAGTTCGGCGAAGGCGATGCGAAACAGCCGCTGGTTGAGGCATTGAAGGCGATGCTGACCAATAGCCCCAAACTGGTGAGCTTTGGCGAAACCGCCGGTGCTGATAAAACGCTGCCACAGGGTGTCGTTAATTTTGCGGGTCCCTCAGGTCATGCCGTAGATGCAGAGGCACTGGTCAAGCTGGCGCAGGCGCAGGCTTATATGAAACAAAATAATGTCAGTTTTGAAACCGCAATTCAGGCCGTGGAGGGCTAAACCATGAAACAAAATATCTCGATTTTAAATCTGACGGTGGTGGCGGCTGCCGCTATTGCAGCCAATACGCTGGTGACCATCGGCGGGGTAACAGCAACGGCAGCAGGCACGGCGCTGGGTGTGGCTGATACCGCTGCCGATATCGGTCAGGCCGTCAGCGTCAATGTGGCCGGTACGGCACTGGTGACGGCGGGTGCTGCAATTGCTGCAGGTGCTGCGGTAGAAGTCGGCGCTGCGGGTCGCGCGGTGACCAAAGCGGCAGGCATCACCGTCGGACGCGCCTTGAGTGCGGCGGCAAGTGCGGGCGACCTGGTCGAGATTCTGCTGATCCAAAACTAAAAATTTAAAAGGAATTATCAAAATGTCTATGAATCAAGCTCAAATCCGCGTCATTGACCCGATCCTCTCTACTATCGTGCAGGGCTATAGCAACGCACAGATGGTCGGCTCCGCGCTGTTCCCCGCTGTGCCGGTAGAGGTGGCGGGCGGTCAGATTATCGAATTCGGCAAGGAGGCGTTCCAGCTCTACGATACGCGCCGCGCGCCGGGGGCTGCTACCAAGCGCATCAGCGCAGGCTACCTCGGCCGTCCCTATGCAGTGGAAGGCCATGCGCTGGAGGCGCTGGTGCCATTGGAATTGAGCCGCGATGCGCAGCTTGTGCCCGGCATTGATCTGGCGGGACTGCATGTCAAACTGGTACAAGATATCCACCTCACTACGCTGGAAGTGCAGCAAGCGGGTATCGCGCGCAATGCCGCCAACTACGATGTCAACCATAAGGTTGCACTGACAGGCGTGAAAAAGTGGTCTGACATTACCAGCAAGCCGCTGACAGATGTGCTGGCTGCCAAGGAAGCGATCCGCGCCAGTTGTGGCCAATATCCGACCGTGATGCTGATTTCAGCCAAGGTGTTCGCGGCCTTACAAGCTAATACTTCCGTGCAAACGCGCTTCCAGTACACCAGTTCAGCCTCGGTGACGACGGATATGCTGGCTAATTTCTTTGGCATCCCCAAGGTGGTAGTGGGCGCAGCCGTAACGGCCAGCGATGCGGGCGTGTTCTCCGATATCTGGGGGCTCGATGTGGTGCTGGGCTTTGTGCCGCAAAGTCTCTCTACCATCCAGCAGCCTTCGTTTGCCTACACCTACACGATGCGCGGCAACCCGTTTGTCAAAACGCCGTATTTGGACAACAACCGCGAAAGCTGGGTATATGGCGTGCATTTCGAGCGCGTGCCGGTGCTGACCGGGATGCAGTCCGGCTTCCTGATCCAAAATGCGGCGGCTTAACCGTTAAATGTCCTACGCCACCTTCAGTGATTTGACGGCTCAGTTCGGCGAAACCGAAGTGATTGCCATCAGTGATCGCAACCGCGACGGTGTGGCGGATATGCTGGTGGTAGAAGGCGCGTTGCAGCGCGCCAGCGATACGATGGATAGTTACCTGGCAGCACGTTATCCCTTGCCGCTGGAGGTGGTGCCGCAGTTGCTGGTGGCGATCTGCTGCACCATCGCCCGCTATGAGTTGCTGGGCGCGGATGTCACGGAAACCGAGGTGGCGCGCAGCCGCCATAAGGATGCGCTGCGGATGCTGGAACAGATCCGCAACGGGCGGCTGGATATCGGCGTATCAATATCCGGGCAACCGGCCAGCGAAGCACTGACGGTAAAAATCGTTTCGGCGGGCAGTGTTTTTAACCGCGTCAATCTGCGGGATTATTAGCGTGATCTCACAAATCGAAGACGCGATCATCGCCCGTATCACGGCGGCCAATACGGCAACACCGGGCTTGGGCTACAAGTTGTCCGGTGTGACCAGTTACGGCGGTGAGCTGGACGATGATCTGGCACGGGTGGTGCGCACCTTCCCGGCGGTATGGGTGGCGTTTGCCGGTGCGGGGAAACCCAAGGCAGTGGCGGCCTCGCGCGACAAGTGGCTGTTGCCGGCGACCTTTGCGGTGATGGTGGCGGCGCGCAATGTGCGCGGTGAACGGGATACCCGCCACGGCCTGACGGTGAACGGGGTGATCAAGGAGGTAGGCGCGTATCAGATGTTGCAGGACATCAGCCTGTTGTTGATCAATACCGATCTTGGGCTGCCGATTGCGTACCTCAAGCCGGGGGCGATACGCACCTTGTACAACACTAAGCTGAACGGCCAGGGCATGGCGGTATTCGTCCGCGAATGGCATACCGAATATGTCGAAACCCAGCCGCGCACGCCGATAGACCCGACTGATCCGATGTTCCTGCGCATGGGTATCAACTATTACCTGATGCCCGGCGACGATGTTGCTGATGCCTCAGACCTGACAACTTTACGATAAGGATCCACGATGAACCTCATAGCCGCAGCAGGATTGAAAGTGCCGATGGAAGGCAAGCCACACGATTATATAACCGATGCGGAACCGGTAATCGTGCCGGATAGCGCCTATTACCAGCGCCGTATCAGTGATGGTGACCTGTTCGAGGTCGTCGCAACTGTTAAAACTACCACCAAGGGAGCTTGAACATGCCCAGCGCCAATATCGCTTTTGACAACATCCCGTCCAGCATCCGCAAGCCGGGCAAGTATTTTGAATTCAACACCAAGCTGGCGGTGCGCACGCTGCCGGGCAATCTGCAAAAAACCCTGATCGTCGGACAAAAGCTGGCAACAGGCACGGTGCTGGCCAACACGGTGGTGGAGGTATTTTCTGACACGGATGCCGCGACTTTCTTCGGGCGTGGCTCAGTCGCTCACCTGATGGCGCGCTCGGCGTTGCAGGCGAATGCCTATCTGGCGCTTTCGATGATCGCGCTGGACGATGCAGGTGGCTCTGTCGTGGCGACGGGTACGGTGACGCTGACCGGCCCCGCTGCTGCCGGTGGTGTCGTTACACTGAACATCGGCGACCAGTCCGTTGTCGTGGCCGTCACGGCAGCCGATACGGCGACGGTGATTGCCGCTGCGCTGGTGGCGCAGATCGCCAAGCAGCCTGATCTGCCGGTGACCGCTGCTGCCGCGTTAGGCGTGGTGACGCTGACCGCCAAGAACAAGGGCACGCTGGGCAATGGTCTGAAAGTGAGTGCGGTGGCTGCGGCCACGGGGGTGACGGCTGCCGTGGTGGCAATGGCTAACGGTGCGACTGACCCGACGATTGCGACTGCGCTGGCGACCGTATTTGCCGCTGGCCACAATATCCTGATCAGTGCCTGGAACGATCAGGCCAGCCTGACCGCATTGCGCACCCATCTGGATGCGGTCTCCGGCCCGCTGGAACAACGCGGTGCGGTCGGCATCTTCGCGCATACCGGTACGCTGGCGGCCAGTACCACGCTGGCCGGCCTGATCAACAGCGGGCGCATCAGCGGCTTGCTGGTGGCGAATGGCTATGAAGCCAGCTATGAGGTGGCGGCGGCTTATGGCGCGGTGGTGGCCAGCGAGGAAGACCCGGCGCGCCCGCTCAACAGCTTGCCGCTGACCGGCATCAGCGCGCCCCCGCTGGCTAATCGCCTGGGACGTGTCGAGCAGGAAAACGCGCTGTACAACGGCATCACCCCCTCTGAGGTCGGCCCCGGCGAAAAGGTGCAGATCGTGCGCGCCATCACCACTTATATGCTCGACCCGCAAGGGGTGCCGGACATTTCGATGCTGGATTTGACCACCATCCGCACGCTGGACTATGTGCGAAAAGCCTGCCGCGAGCGCATCAGCCTGCGCTTCCCGCGTGAAAAGTTATCCGCCCGTACCCCGGACAAGGTGCGTTCCGAACTGCTCGACGTGCTGTACAAGCTCGAAGAGCTGGAGATCGTGCAGAACGTGGAGCTGTGGAAAGGCCAGCTGCTCGTCGAACGCGACCTGCAAGACCCGAACCGGCTGGACGCGAAGATTCCGACCAACGTGGTGAACGGCTTGCATGTGTTCGCC